AATCCCCACCAATCCCCGACATAGGAGTGCTCCCCGTGTATTCCAAGGACAAGATCACTGTCGTCTGGCTCGATAACGGCATGGTCGCCTCCGACTTCGCCACCTCGATCTGCGACAGTTTCCGTGTTCATTCGCAGACGATCACCGGACGGGTCATTGTCCGTTCCGGCGGTGCGATCACTCGAGGCCGCAATGCTGCGATCGCCGAGTTCCTGTCCTCATCGAATGATGAGTGGGCGCTGCTGGTCGATTCAGACATGTGCTGGACTCCCGAGGATCTCAAGGTCGTCATGGACGCCGCCGACAAACAGACTCGACCTGTCATCGGCGGTCTGTGTTTCGCTCATTCCGGGCAGAACATCGGCCAGTTCCCGATGATCATGCCGACCATCTACCACCGCTCTCAGCAACGCGAGCAGGCGTTCACGCCGATGTTCGACTACCCGATCGACCAGCTCGTCGAATGTGACTCCACCGGCGCAGCGTTCCTGCTGGTGCACCGTCGAGTCCTTGAGGCCGTGCAGCAGCTCACCAAGATGGGCGCCTGGTCATGGTTTCACGAAGGACCGACCGATGACTGCCTGTCCTGGCTCGGTGAGGATGTGTCGTTCTGCAACCTCGTCAAGGCTGCCGGCTTCCGGATCTTCGTTCACACCGGCGCCCGCATCGGTCACGTCAAAGGCGTCAACTACACCCTCGACGAAGCCATGTTCCAGATGATGTATCAGGGCGCAACAAAGGTCGCCGCAGATGCTGACGCCTGACGGTGTCCGCTATCTGGCAGCGAGCTCGAAACGAGTCTCTCGCCCGTTCCATCTGCGCTGGCTGCTGCCCCGCCTCCTCGGCGACAACGTCACCCGCTGGCAGTGGGTCACACGCGTCAGCGTCCTCGCCATCGGCATACTGACCGCCCTGTTCACCCACAGCGTGTGGATGGCCTGCGTGATCGCCCTGCCCGGCATCTGGTTCAACTGGCGGTTCCCGGTTCTGGTCGACGCTCCGGCCATGGCGCTCGCTCTCGGCGCTGCGCTGCTGTGGCCCATCTCGCCGGCCGCTGCGATCGCCGTGGTGCTCATCGCCGGCTGTGTTCGTGAGACCGCCCCAGTGTGGTCGGCGATCTACGCCTGGCAGCCCTGGCTGCTCATCGGACTGATCCCGGTGACTGCTCGAGCACTCATGCGCCACGGATCCGACGTGCTCGACGCCGAGAACGCTTGGATCCTCACTCATCCGATCAAAGCCTCGATCAAGTACCACCGAGGCCTGTGGACCGAACCGAAGGTCATGGTGACCCCATGGGGTCCGCTGCTGATCGGCCTCGGATCCCTTGACGCACAAACCGGCGTCGCACTTGCAGCCGCCTACGGGCAGCTGGCGATCGCCACCGACGCAGTCCGCCTCTATCAGTGGGCTGCTCCTGTTCTCGCACTCGCCACGGTGAGGATGCTGCCCGGCTGGGCGCTCCCGTTCGTCGCCGTCGGCGTCCTGTTCAACCCCTGGAAGGGCTCGGGCGTATGACCATCACCAACGGCTACTGCACCCTGGCTGACCTCAAAGCTGTCCTGCGGATCATCGACAACGTCGACGACGTGGCATTGCAGGCCCGCATCGAGGAGGCCTCCAGGGCGATCGATGACTACTGCGACCGTCGGTTCTACAAGGACGCCTCCGCATCGTCTCGGATCTACTACTCCCCGTCGGGAGACTTCGTCCTCACCGACGACATCGCCTCCACGACCGGTCTGGTCGTCAAGGTCGACACGACCACAGACGGCACCTATGCCACCACGCTGAGCTCGAACCAGTACCAACTGGAACCGCTGAATGCGGTGTCACGGGGCGTGTCGATCAACCGCATCATGGCGGTCCCGGCCGGCAGTTTCCCCAAGTCCGGGATGCCAGCACCCATCCAGATCACTGCGATCTGGGGCTGGCCGTCGGTTCCGACACCGATCAAGTCCGCCTGCATCCTGATGGCCGGACGGCTGCTCAAGCGCGGCGACTCGCTGCTGGGCGTCGCCGGCTTCGGTGATCTCGGTGCGATCAGTGTCCGCTCGATCGACCCTGATGTTCAGCGCATGCTGGCCCCGTACAAGACTGCGACGCTCGCCTGATGGCCGGCTCACTGGTGGATCTGCAGAACGGTCTGCAGATGGTTCTGGCGACCGTGCCGAACCTGCGGGTCGCAGATCACCTGCCCGAGCAGGTCACCCCGCCGATGGCGATGGTGCTGCTCCAGTCGGTCACCTTCCACGGTGCCATGGGCGGCGGACTTTCCGACTGGGAGTTCGTCGTGTCCTGCGTCGCCGGACGCATGGGCGAACGATCAGCACAGATCCAGATCGACTCCTGGCTGTCCTATGACGACTCGCAGTCGATCCGCTCGGCGATCGAGGCCGACATGACCCTCGGTGGCGCCGCTTCGACACTGGTCGTTGCTGATGCTGTCGGCATCAAGCCGCTGGTCATCGGCGATGCCAGTTATCTCAACGTCGAGTTCACCGTTCACGTCTACGCCTAGGAGTTCTCATGGCTACCTACAAGATCGTCGGCCCACTGCCTGTTGTGGGTCACGAGCCGGGCTCGATCATCTCCGATGACGACCTCGAGCTGTGCAACATCGACTGGCTCATCGAGCTCGGTCACATCTCACCCACAAAGGCCGACTCGGCCGTCACCCAGGAGGACTGAGCCACCATGGCACAGGTCATCACCAATGCATCCGTCTCAGTCGGCGGCGTGGATCTCAGCCAGCACATCCGCAAGGTGACGCTGTCGACCAAGCGCGCTGAACTGGACTCCACCACCTTCGGCAACACCGCCAAGCGTCGCCTCGCCGGCCTCGCCGAGAACCAGATCTCGCTGGACTTCAATCAGGACTTCAGCGCCTCCACCGTCGAGGCGAGCGTGTTCAGCCTTCTCGGGACCACCACCACCGTGGTCGTCAAGCCGGTCAGCGCCACTGTGTCCTCGACGAACCCGTCGTACACCATGAGCGTGCTGGTCACCGAGTGGACCCCGCTCGATGTGCAGGTCGGCGAGTTGGCCTCGGCCACCATCACCTGGCCCGTCGACGGCGTCATCACCAAGGCGACCTCGTAGTCATGGCGGCCCTCATGCGTCTCCGCGTCGTCCCCACTGTGGGCGATGCGTATGAGGTCTCCCTGACCCCCAAACTGATCGTCGCTGTGGAGCGTCACTTCTCCCAGCCGGTCTCCTCGCTGTTCGGCGACTCGGCATCGTTCGAGGTGCTGTGCTGGACAGCATGGAAAGGCACACAGGCATCGGGTCGGGTCGTCAAGCCGTTCGACGAATGGCTTGACGATCTTGACTCGATCGAAGCGGCCGAGGAACCGCGTGTCCCTTTAGAGAGTCGATGACGTTGCTGGTGGCGCAGGTCGCTGTCGCCACCGGCATCGCCCCCAACGATCTCCTCGAATGCCCGCCGGATGTGTTCCTGGCGATCATCGCCGTGCTCAAACAGCAGGCCCGTCAGAACGAGAGGTGAGCATGGCTGCCGAGATCAAAGGTGCAGGAAGCCTTGATGTCAGCTGTGCCCTCGAGGGTTACAACACGTTCAAGAAGCAGCTCAAGGAGGCCGACTCGGGTCTTCGCCTCGAGATGGATCGTGAGATCCGAGGCATCCTGAAACCGGTCGCAGCCCACGCCAAGCAGCTGGTGCCGAACTCGGTGATGCGTAACTGGCGCACACCCCGCAAACCGCGCCTCGACCGGGAGGGCAACGCCTCCAAGTGGTCTCTGCGCGGCTGGGATGCCTCACGGGTCCAGCGTGGCATCGTCGTTCGCCAAGGCGGCCGACGTGCCACCGGTTATGCCACCTCGACAGCCTGGTCGATCCAGAACAAGTCGGCCGCCGGTGCGATCTACGAGACCGCCGGGAAGAACAGCGCCGGTCATGGCGTCAACGGACGCGCGTTCGTGGCCGCCATTCTCTCCTCCGGAGGGCGTCCCTCGCGACTGATCTGGCGAGCGTGGGACGAGATGGGCGGCGAGAAGAAGATGACCTCCGATGTCGTCGAGGTGATCGAGAAGTACCAGCGCAAGCTGCAGCAGACACTGGATTCGAGCGGCGGTAAGGACTGACATGGCGATCAAACTCAACGTCATCAGCCAGTTCGACTCCAAAGGATTGGAAAAGGCCCGCAAAGAGCTCGAAAAGCTCGCGAACTCGACCAAGACCACCCAACAGAAGGTCATGGCCGGCTCCGCGCTCGTCGGTGGCGCCATCATCGGAACCGCACTGTCGGCCGGTGGCGCCCTGTTCAAGATGGGCGACGACTTCGACGCTGCGTTCGACAAGATCCGGATCAACACCGGCGCCACCGGCCCCGCTCTTGATGCTCTCAAGGAGAACATGAAGAACGTGGCGACCGCCGTGCCGGCCTCGTTCGGTGACGCCTCCACCGCTGTCAGCGAGTTCAACCGTCGCCTCGGACTGACCGGCGAACCGCTTCAGGGACTCTCCGAGCAGGTGCTCGAGTTGTCCAGGCTGACCAAGACCGATCTGAACACCAACATCGCCGCAGTGTCCGATGTGATGAACAACTTCGGGGTCACCGCCTCCGATCAGGGCGCCAAGCTCGACGTGCTGTTCCGAGCCTCGCAGCAGTCAGGTGTGTCAGTCGCAGACCTCGCCGGACAGATGTCCGGCGCAGGCGTCGTTCTGCGGGACGTTGGTCTCAGTTTCGACCAGTCAGCAGCGCTGCTGGCGACCCTCGGCAAGGCCGGCGTCGATGTCAGCGATGTCATGCCCGCTATGTCCAAGACGTTGGCGGTGGCCGCCAAACACGGCCAAGACGCCTCCACGGTGTTTGCCGAGACGTTCAACACGATCAAGAACGCACCGAACGACACCGCAGCTGCTGCCGACGCTCTCGCAGTGTTCGGAGCCAAGGCCGGCCCGAAGATGGCGTCACTGATCCGTGAGGGCAAGGTGTCCTATGAGGATCTCGCCAAGTCACTCGGATCCGGCGACGGCATCCTCAAGGCCGGCTCTGACACCGAGGACTTCGGGGAGAAACTCACCAAACTCAAGAACAAGGTGTTCGTGGCTCTTGAGCCGATCGCGACCAAGGTCTTCAACAAGATCGGCGAGGTGATGGACAAGCTCGGCCCGAAGATCGAGCAGCTCACCAAGTGGTTCCAGGAGCACAAAGAGGTCGCCAAACTGGTCGCCATCGTCATCGGCGGCGTGCTGGTCGGCGCGCTCGCAGCGTTCACGGTCTCACTGTTCGCCGCCGGCGGCGCCCTGGCGTTCCTGTTCTCACCGATCACACTGATCGCAGCGCTCATCGCCGCACTGGTCGCCGGGGTCATCTACGCCTGGAACAACTTCGGATGGTTCAAGACCGCTGTCCTCGACGCCTGGGAGGCGATCAAGACAGCAGCACTGTTCGCCTGGAACAACGTGCTCAGGCCCATCTGGGATCTGATCGTCATGTACATCCAGGACATCCTGATCCCCGGCTGGAAGTTGCTGTGGGAGATCGCGAAGGCTGTCTTCGCCGGTATCGGCGACGCCGTGTCGTTCGCTTGGAACAACATCATCAGCCCGGTGTTCGACTTCATCGTCGAAGGCGTCAAGACCGTCGTCGGCTGGTTCAACACCATCAAAGACGGCGTCGTCAGTGCGTTCGGCGGCATTGTTGATCTCATCACCACCCCGTTCAAGACGGCGTTCAACCTGATCGCCGACGCCTGGAACAACACTGTCGGGTCGTTGACATTCAAGGTCCCGGACTGGATCCCGATCATCGGCGGCAAATCATTCGAGGTTCCCAAACTGCCGCACTTCGACACCGGCGGCATGTTCCGAGCCGCCGGAGGTGGCGCTGGTCTCGCTGTGCTCCATGACGGCGAGGTCATCCTCAACTCGAAGCAGCAGCAGATGATCCTCGCCGGCGGTGGTGGCGGCACCACGATCAACATCCACATGCCGCCCGGTTCTGATGGTGCGTCTGTGGTCGAAGCGATCCGCAAGTACGAGCGCATGAACGGAACTGGCTGGAGGAACTGATGGGCGTCAGCGGATGGGGTGGCGCAGTCACCCTCTATGTCGAGGCCGATCTGTCCCGTCCGGTGACCTTCGCAGGCCCACCACCACCTCCGAGCGGCCTGACCCAGTGGGATGAGGACGTGTTCGGCTCCACGCCCCATGTGGCAGGCGAGACCGCCGTGTTCAGCGGCTACGACCCCGAGTGGACCGACATCTCGCAATGGGTGCTCGGAGTGCAGAGCTCCCATGCGTTCTCGAGGCAGACGAACCGGTACAACACCGGCACCGCGTCGGTACTGCTGTCCAACGTGGACGGCAGGTTCTCACCGACCAACACTGACTCGCCGTATCGATCTGGCAGCTCCACCACCATCGGGATCCTGCGGCAGATCCGCATTCGGGCCACCTACACCGAAGGCTCCCAGACGTTCTCGTGGGTGCTGTTCCGGGGCTACATCCAGTCGTGGGATCAGAAGTTCCCCGACTTCGGCTACAACTCGACCGTCGAGGTGCAAGCCGTCGGCCTCGAAAGCCGTCTGGCGTCGTGGGATGGCTACGCCGTCACCCCCGTCGGCGCCGGTGAACTGTCCGGCGCTCGAGTCGCCCGGATCCTCGACGCCGCAGGATGGGACGGTCCTCGCAACATCGACGCCGGCACCGCTGCTCTGCAGGAAACAACCCTCGAGGGGTCAGCGACCACGCAGGTGCAGCTCGTCGCCGACTCCGAAGGCGGGTTCTTCTACTTCACCCCCGATGGCACCGCCACGTTCGATTCCATCGACGCTCAGGTGCTGAAGGGGCGATTGAACTCCTATGTGACGATCTCCGATGTGGCCGCCGATGCAACCACGCAGACGATCCGCTATCAGGACATCGCGTACTCCTACAACGGCGACCTGGTCAGCAACATCGTCAACTATCAACGGGTCGGCGGCACTGTTCAGACGGTGATCGCAGGCGCGTCTCGAAACATGTACGGCGACCGGCAGGTCTCTCGCACGGATCTGATCAATACCTCCGACAGCGACGTGCTCAACCTCGCGCAACGCCAGATCGCCGTGTTCCAATCGCCCGAACTGCGAGTCGAATCCGTTGTGATCTCAGCGATCACCCCGGACAACGCAGAGTTCATCACCGGCACTCCCGGCGGAGCGGTGTTCCGAGCTCTTGCCACCGGCAAGATCGCTCTGCGAAGCGGAGCACAGGTCGTTCAGACACCGCGTCACGAGAGCGACCAGATCGCCCAGATGTGTTTCATCGAGGCGGTCTCGCACAACATCACCCCGGATAACTGGACGGTCGGTCTCAACTTCTCATCGGCCGCCGCCTACAGCAACGTCGGCATCGCCGTGTTCGACGGCACCGACGCACAGGCCGGTTTCTTCGATCTGACCCGCTGGGGCTGGTAGTCCCCCGATCCTGACCTTGGAGGTCGTCTCATGCCGTACAAACAGGTCGCCTCCGGCGATTACATCACCGCAGCCTGGGCGAACACCTACGTGTCCGATCAGGTCGTCGTGCCCTACTCGTCGGTCACCGATCGGACCAACAACGGCCCGACCGTAACCACGACCGGCATGATCTCCACACTCACCACCAACACCGCCACCGAGGGTCTCTACGAATACACCTCGGCCGGCACCTGGCGTGCACCGTGGAACCTGCCGTGGGGTGTCGTCGCCGTCGACAACCTCACCGGCACCAGTGTCAACGTGACCGCGACGAGTTTCACCGATGTCAGCACCTTCGTGACTCCGTCGTTCACACCGGTCAATCGCCGCTACTACAAGGTCACCTTGTCAGTGGTCGCCAAGCAGTACCTGCAGTCCTCATCCAACACCGTGTCGCTGCAGGTGGTCTCGACCACGCCGAACAGCACCGTCGGACTGGCGATCGATCAGACACTTCAGGCCTCAGACCTTCAGACGATGGTGGCGTCGTTCTGGATCAACAACACCGCCACAGCTGCGACCACCTACAAGGTGCAGGCCAAGACCTCCGGCGGCACGTTCAGCCTCGACGGCGTCAACTATCCGTGCTCGCTCATCGTTGAGGACATGGGCCCGTCCGGCGCTCCCGCCTGATGGATCTCAACGCCATCCCGTATGCGCCGGCCCGCTACCAGTCGCCGGCCACGGGTCAGCCCCGCCTCATCGTCATCCATTCCATGGAGTGCCCGATCGAGGCCGGCA